GTAAACGTGAGCTTCGAATAGCTAAATTGAGAAGTTCGCGTGGGCAAGTATTAGTAGAGAATATTGATATGAGAATCGCTAATCGCGAGAAGAAACGGTCTCGTCGAATTAAGCGAAATGTCGATAAGCTTGATAAAATCATACGCAATACGCCAATGATGGACATACCAGATGATGTATTTCAACGTTATTCCAATTATGTTCAATTTCCAGAGGGTAGAAGAGCTATGAACCAGGAGGACTTGCTGCGTGAGATATGTGATGTCTTATTAAATGATGTTACGATATCGGCACGGAAGTATACTTGGTGCCAGATAATCATGGAACACATTGGAGTGAAACCACAGATCTTTGAAGGTCTGTTGGGGTCAATGCGCCCGACAGTTGATATTGATATAACGGAGGACACTAAAGATGCTTTGAAAGGTGTGACTAGAGCTTTAGAAGGCAATTTATTCTCACAGGGTAAATTGGACTTGAATCTGAATGTCTTATTTGGCATGGATGAAAATATACTTAGGTATTTAGTTCCTATTCTCTGTGTTTGTATCGTGTATTTTTGTGATTCAAGTGGTATGCGCATATTGTCCGTATGTTTAGCTGCTTGGTGGGCAAATAAGTATGGACCAGAGATATATGAACTCTTTACTTTAGGGGATTCTAGTGATGTCGAACCACAGAGTTTCGACGTAAATATAGACCCTTTTATGGATAAAGAGAACATTTGGGCTGTTGTGGTCACATGGTGGATAGGAACGTCTCTACCTATGTTAGGCTCAGCATTACAACGAGGTGATTTTCAGGATTTTATGGCAGGTTCCATTGACACTATTTCCTCATTAGGTAGGATACAGACAAACTTAATGAAAGGAATAACGACTGTTCTTGACTTGATTAGAAAGGCTTTATCATGGATATTAGAAGATCCAACCATTAAACTCAAAAATCTCAGATTCCCTGAGTTAACTGAGTTGACTGTTCAAGTCGAGCAAGAAATTTTATCTTTTAGAGATGATGGGACTTTTTCTCCTGCTCGATCTAACCGAATCAAAATGTTGGATAAGAGAGTTTTGGAATTATTTAATTCAATACCTAATACGTCTGAATTTTCTGGAGATAAGGCACATGCGCAATTTTTGCGTAATGAGTTACGCCCAATAGTGCGGAAATTCGTGAAAATGGATTTTTCTTCCACTGGAGCTAGGCAAGAGCCTTTATCAATCGTGCTTATGGGACCCCCTGGTGTTGGTAAATCAACATGTATGCCCTTCATGGTAGATGAGATGCTTTTATGTACTATGGAAGATAGATATAAGTTGAATTATCACGAGAATAGAGGTAGTTATATTTATTATAGAATGCCTGAAAATGAATATTGGGATGATTATCATGGCCAATTCTGTTGCATCTTTGATGAAATGGGTCAAATCAGTGACCGTGCAAAAGACTCTCCAGGGGCTATAGAGTTTCTAAGAATTAAAAATAGCGTTGTTTTACCCTTACATTCTGCCAGTATTGAAGAAAAGGGTAAAGTGTATTTTACTTCGTCAGTATTGATTGGGACGACAAATCGTCCAAAGTTCCATTATGATGAACTATTTTCTGACGATGCTTACTGCAGACGAATAGATTTCCCCTTACTGCAAGTTCCGAAGTTAGAATATTGCAAAGAACACAAGATTGAACCGTGGGAGCGGAGATTAGATGTTGCTAAGGTGCGTAAAGCTGTTTCGGCTGGTAAAATAGAAGATAGATCATTAATGATATATGAGTTTTATCTCGTTAATCCGAAAACTGGCAAATTCGATGCAAATGCTCCTATGGAGTGGCCTCAAGTAATTGCTGCGTTTAAGGAAAAGTATGCAGACCATAAATCTAGGTATTGTGATGACGTTGAAGCACAGCGGAAACGGAGAGAAAGAATCTTAAAAGATCAGGGTATAACTATTCCACGTAACAATGTAGAATTCCAAATGGACACTGATATGGGCGATGTGAACAGGTTTCAGAAACAATTACATGATGCGCAAATGTTAGGCACTGCTTTTGGAACCAAAGTAGCACAATTTTATCGTAAATATAAGGAAGATCTGATATGGCCTTTTTTAAAAACCCTTGGTAAAGTATCTGCTATTGCAGGCGTACTTGGCGTTATTTATCATACCGTTGTTGCTCCTAGTACACAATCCCGAGAAGTTCGTGTATTACCAAAACAAAGAGTCAAGATGAAATCACATGTTAAAACTCAGAGTGCAGTAATCACTCAAAATACTGATGCAGTAATTACGAAAGTGTATTGTAATAATTTGTATGAAATTTGGTATGATGATGGAACTGCTTTTGCCAAACGTGGTAATATATTGTTCGTTGTTGGTCATTTAGCTGTTTTACCCGATCATTATTATCAAATATTGAGTAAACGACTTAATGATGGGAAAGATACTAATATTAAATTTATTAGCTGTGGTGCAAGGAGGCATTCATTCGAGGCTAAGTTTTCAGAGATACAAAACAATTTCTTTGAAGCAGCTCTCAAGGAGGAGGATAAGGATCGAGATATTGCTTATCTACTTTTCCCAGATGACTTGTTGCCGCCTAGGAAAGATATTAGAAAGTTTTTCTCCAATGGTGACTTATTCTCCACCCGATTATTTTATGGTGGTCTGGTTCGCCCCAATGACTCTGGAGGGTATAATCTACATACTACTCATGTCTGTCCAAAACAAGGAGTTAAATATAAAACACTCGACTATAATACAAACAGGCAGTTGTCATATCCAATAAATACTAAAGTAGGAGAGTGTGGTTCTCCAGTTTTCTCAGTGGATGAGCGAACCAATGAGCCAACGATAGTAGGGATTCACACTGCGGGCGATGGCAAGAATGGTTATGCTTACATCATTACATCAGCGGAGATCGATTTTGCTTATGAGTTAGCCAAGAAACAAGGTGGCGAACAGTTGAGTGTACCATTAGATGTATCTCCAGTTGCTGTAAACCAACTTGATGATAATTACTTAGTAGTTAAAGAAGTTCCTAAAATTACAAGATCCGGTCAACATGAGAGACAAAAAAGTAAACTTTACGAGGCTTGGGGTCCATCAACAAAAATGTTATCCCCGCTTGTTCCTTGGGAATTTAACGGAGTTAAGTACCCAGATCCAATGTTATTGGCACGGAAAAGATTTTCTCCCCCACAAGCACTATTTCAAACAGCGGTACTCAATTGTGCGAGAAACATGTATATTCAACGATGTCATAAAAATGCTGGTATTGATGCTATCAATTCATTAGTTGTTGATGAGGATCGAGTTTTAACTCGCCGTGAGGCTATTGAAGGCATTCCAGGAATTTATAAGGCAATACCTCGGAACACGTCAGCAGGTTACCCGTTTTGCCAGTGGGCCAAGAAGAAATATGATTTTTTTGGTAAGGATGGGGAATTCGATTTCTCTTCCCAAGCCTACAAAGACCTGGAGAAACGGCTAGATAGTAACCTAGATTTAATGAAGCGAGGGATTAAGCCCGAGTATATATTTATAGACACAATGAAAAGTGAAACGCTACCTATTCAAAAAGTGTTGGATAATAAGGGTAGATTGTTCTCGGCTGGTCCTTTGGACTTTTCTATACCTATCAGGAGATATTTCGGTCATTTTATTATCAATTACACAAAGAATAGGATCTACAATGGGTCAGCAGTAGGTATTAATCCTTATTCACGAGAATGGAAACGTATGCATGATTACCTTCGTGCTACAGGTAGACGAGCCATATTTGGTGATTATTCGAAATATGATGCTAGTCTGGTTTATATCTTAATGAGAAAAGCACTCGATTTTATAGAATCTTTTTATCCCAACTCAACTTATGAAGATCGTAAGATTCGGTATGTTTTATTTGAGTGTATGGCTAATAGCTCTCACTTGACACCTGAGGGCTTTGTATGTGAGTGGGTAGGCTCTAATCCGAGTGGAAATGTATTGACGACAATATTGAATACCATTTGTAATAATATTTTAATTACGTATGCGATTTTGATATTGTTGTTGGAAGAGAATGACTTAACTACAGACTTGGAGGGTGTAATGAATTTAGATCTTGATTCAATTGCCGATGATTTTGTTATTATAGCATATGGTGATGATAATGGTATTGTAGTGAATGATGATTTACAATACATTACCCAGGAGAACTTAACTCGGGTACTGGGGGGAGTTGGATTTGTATATACAGATGAGAACAAGACTGGTGAAGTTTTTAGTCATAGGGAATTAGGAGAGTGTAACTTTCTTAAGAGAAGCTTTAGGTTGGATCATGAAGATAGTTATCTATATGCCAATCTATCCGAAGATACAATATATGAGAGTCTTTATTGGGTAACAAAACCCAAGAAAGAACGAGACCCAGAAGCCTTTGAACAAGCAATTCAAACAAATTTGATTGAAGCATCTGGTCACGGGCGTGAATTTTTCAATATGCATTGCGAACGCGTACTGAAAGGTTGTCGTGAACGGCTTCAAGGTTTCGTTCCTCAGCATACAACTTTTGAAGAGTGTAGAATCCTCTTCAAAAAGTTGGAGGCTGAGATGTAATCTCGGAGTAGGCCGGGGGTCCGAAAACATTAGCAAGAAAATTGTGTTTGAATCATCGATGACAAGATGCCCCAAAATAGTTACGTAGTTGAATAATGTGTAGTAGTAATATTAATTTATTGGTAGCCCTTTACCCAAGATGATTCTTGGTATAAATCAATATTACTATGTGTAATTAGTAAATGAAGTAACTATATGTCAAAATCAGGTAACTGGACTGATGTATGCGATTTTATGGTAGTGCATACATTAGGATACTACTATTTGTAAATATGGAATTAGAAAATAAAATAACATTAATTAATGAGGCTAATCAGTCTCTCGGAGATAAGAAAATAACGGAGAATGCACACACAACAGTCTTTGTTGAGAATGACCTAGTTGTTGGGAATAAGATGAATACTGTATCAGTTGAGAGTACACGTGTAGTTGATCAATCGATCTTAGATTTCCTAGCGAAACCAATGTTTGTAGGTGAATACACTTGGAATAATTCAGCGGTACCAGGCGGTAATATAACGGGTGATTTCTCCCCAATTAAAACTATGTTGAATAATACTGATGTTGCCAATAAAGTAGCTGGTTATACATATTTCAGGGGTACTTTACACCTTAAAATACAACTCAATGCTACACCATTTCATAGTGGTAAGTTGTTATTGGCATTTATACCAGTAGATTTAACTAAAGCGGTGAGATTTGGTAAATTGTCTCAGGCAAGACAGCTTCCGTGTGTAGAATTGGATTGTAGAGAAATAACAGCGGAGTTATCCCTCCCATATGTCCATGTGTTTGAATATGCCAACCTTTTGGAAATAAAATCAACAG